CGGGCTCGGCGGGCCCGGCCATCCGGAACGTGTAGCGGCCGTCACCGTGACTGGTCGGCACCACCATCAGCTCGGTCCGGTGGGTGATGCGCTGCGCCGTCTTCCACCTCCGCAGAGCGCCGCGGACCTTCATCCGGGGCCAGTGCACGGGCGTCCGCGGGCGGCTCACTGTGCACCTCGCTGGGTGGGCGGCGGGGTCACGTCGCGGATCGTGGACGGGTCGAGGTCGGACAGGTTGATGCCCGTGAGTCGCCACCCCTCGATCAGCAACCGTCCGCTCGGCGCGACGCGGTACCGGGCTTCTTCGGCGTCCTTCACGGGTCGCGCGATCAGCGTCGTTCCCGGCACGATGTCGGCGATGCTCGGCAACTTCCCGACCGATCGGTCAATTCGGCGCATGGATTCTTCCTCGGTCACACCCGGCTGCGTGGTCTGCTTCGGCCAGTCCGGCTCGGTGGGCGGCACCGGGCGCTCGATGCGGAGAATGCGGTCGAGATCCCAGTCGTACTCATGACGCGACTCAGCGAGGTACCGGTCGCCCTTGCTCACGTCCGCCCAGGTCGGGTCGTCGCCCTTGTCTCGGTCCGCGATGACGCGGTACTGCTGGTCGGTCATGCTTCTGCCCCGTTCTCGTCATTCGCGACCGCCGCCTCGTGCGGAGCGCGGTCCTCGTCGTCGACCAGGTGGCGCGGCTTCCCGCGGTCCGGGTGCTCGACCAGGTCGCCGCAGACGACGCACGGCTGCACGTCCTGCGTCGGGTAGTAACCGTGCTCGTCGTAGAACCGGAGGACGCCCTGCCGGTCCCAGGCCTGCCGTTCCTCCCGTAGGGCGACGATCACCTTCCGGGCGTCCCGCGACGTCGCGAGCGGCGCTGTGTCCTCGTAGCCGCAGTGATCGCAGCGGAGCACGACGTCCTCCTCTCGGCCGCCCTCCGCCCACTCCGCGCCGAGCGCGAAGTGATCGCACACCGGGCACGGCCGAGGGAGCACCCGCCGCTGACCGCGCGGTGCACGCGGGTACTTCGCGAACAACGGCCGGAAGATGTCGCCGACGTCCTCGACGAACGCCTCCCCGCCGCCGTGCGCGAGGATCGCGTCCCAGCGGATCAGCAGCCACGTGACGAGGATCTTTACGAGCTCGCCGGCGCCCGCCGGGGTCGCCTCGGCACGGAACCCCTGCTCGTCATCGCCGCGCCGCCACACGACAACGACGGTCGCCGGCGGGTTCACCTGCAAGGCGCCGGCCCAGTAGGTGACCCACTGCACGAGGCGGGCGTACGCGTCGTCCGTGTCGTCGATCGCGTCAGCCCGGAACGGGAGCGGTGCCTCCTTCGACGCGGCCCGGGGCATCCCGTCGCTCATCGTGCCGAGGGACGGGATCGCGAGGGCCCGGGCGTAGGCGATGAGGCCGGCGGCGTCGTTGAGGTTGCGGCGGGCGCGGACGGCGGCGAGGGCGCGTGCGGTGTCCTCGTCGAGGTCGGCGTTCCAGTTCTGTTCGTCTGCGCGAACGGTTGTGGTCTCGTCGGTCACGGTGTCTCCTTCGTGATCGGTGCCGCCCAGGGCGACGGGTGTGCGGGGAGCTGGTGAGTGGCGAACCACCGGATGCGGGCATTGCGGTTCGTGACCCACAGCGCGATCCGGAAGATGCTGACCATGCGACTGGCGGCCGCCGAGACCACCTCGGCCATCGCGACCGCAGCACGGCCCACGTCCTCGAGAACGCGCCCGAGGGCGGCGAAGTCGATCGCGTTGACGGCTCGCCAGGCCTGCGTGATCTCGGCGTTGCGGCGACGTCGGCCGCCGCGGACCTTCATGCGAGGGAAGTTCTCCCGCGTACGTGCGCGCCCCATCAGAACGGCGTCTCGTCGTCGTACGTCGCGCCACCCTGCGGCGCCCACGCTTGGTCCGGCTCCGCGCTCGGCGTGGTCCACGCCTGTCCGCCGCCCGACTGCTGCCCGCCACCGCGCTGTCCGCCACCCGCCGCTCGGGTGACCTGCGCGGTCGCGTAGCGGAGCGAGGGGCCAATCTCGTCGACCTCGAGCTCGATGCTCGTGCGCTGCTGCCCCTCACGGTCCTGGTAGCTCCGCTGGCGAAGACGGCCCTGCGCGATGACGCGGGACCCCTTCGTCAGCGACGCCGCGACGTGCTCAGCGACGTCCTTCCAGACCGACGCCCGGAGGAACAGCGCGTCGCCATCCTTGAACTCGTTCGCCTGCCGGTCGAACGTGCGGGGCGTCGACGCGATCGTGAAGTTCGCCACCGCCAGCCCGTTCTGCGTGTACCGAAGCTCGGGGTCAGCGGTGAGGTTCCCCACCACGGTGATCACGGTCTCGCCAGCCATCTCAGTTCTCCGTCTCTGCCGCCGTGGCGACCTTCTTCGCGCCGGACCACTCGAGGGCCCGGTCGATTGCCTTGTCGAGCTCGTCGCGGTGCTGCATGGCCTCCGCGATGGTGAGCTGCACCTGTCCAGTGCCGGCGACGATGCTCACGCCGCCGAAGTCGTCCGCCCACGTGTCGGCGATGGTCTCGGTCTTCGTCCTCGTCACGCCCATCGGTCGACCCCGCTCACGTGAACGGCGAAGGACTGCCGGAGCGCCGAGCCGTCGTACGTGCGCGGAACGTCCGCGCTCTCCTCGATGGTGATGACCGGGCGATCAAGCCCCGTCACGACCTCCTGCACGAACGCCCAGGCCTCGTCGAGGTCCTTGACCGTGTTCGTCCAGCTCACTTCCTTGCGCGCCATCAGGCGGCCTCCGTCCCGTCGAGGGCCACCGCACCGTACGGCGACCACTGCCTGTCCCTGAGGCGCGCGTACTGGCCCTGCCAGATCAGCGACACCTCCCCGTTCTCCCCATGCCGGTTCTTCGCCACCGCGACCGTCAGGTCCGCCGGCGTCTTCCGGTCGTACGACAGCAGCAGCACCACGTCCGCGTCCTGCTCAATCGACCCCGACTCACGCAGGTCCGACAGAATCGGCACCCGCGACTTCCGGCCCTCCACCAGACGGTTCAGCTGGCTCAGCGCGATCACCGGGACGCCGAGCTGCTTCGCCATCAGCTTCAGCTGCCGCGACATCGACCCGACGAACTCCTGCCGGGACTGCTTCGGGTCGCCGCCCTCCATCAGCTGCAGGTAGTCCACAACGACGCCGGCGAGCTCCCCGCGGCGCGACACCGACCGGATGTACGCCCGCATCTCCGCGAGCGTCGTCGACTTGTCGTCGATGAAGATCGGCGCGCCCTGCATCTTCTGCCTGGCGATCGCGACCCGCTTCCACTGCTCCTCGTTCAGCGAGTGGTTCCGCAGCGACTTCATGTGGATCTCGCCGAACTGCGCGAGGAGACGCAGCTGCAGCTCGTCCTCCGACATCTCCAACGAGACGTAGACGACCATCCCGCGCCGGGCGAGCATCGTCGCGAGGTTCATCCCGAAGATCGTCTTCCCCTCACCGGGTCGGGCGCCGAGGACGATGAGGTTCCCGCCGGCGAGGCCACCGATCACCTTGTCCAGCGACTCGAAGCCCGTCGACATGAACTCCGGCTTCTCCTCGAGCCGGTCGATCGTCGCCGCGAGGGTGTCGCCGACGGCGTGCACGTCGACGCGTGTGTTCTTCGCGACGTGCTCCAGCTGCTGCTGCGCCTCGTCGACGAGCTTCAGCGGGTCGCCCTCGGTCGCGGACCCCATGCGGGTGATCCGAATGCCGGCGTCCTGCAGGCGGCGGCGGATCGCCTTCTGCCGCACGATGTCCGCGTGGTAGCCGACGTTCGCCGTCGTCGCGACGAGGGACGTCAGCTGGAACAGGTACGCGTCCCCGCCAGCTCTCGTGATCTGGCCGGTCTTCTCGAGCTCGTTGATCACCGCGATCGTGTCCGACGGCTCGTCGCGCTCGGCGAGGGCGGCCGCTGCCCTGGCGATCAGCTCGTGCTTCGGCTGGTAGAAGTCCGCCGGGGTGAGGGTGTCCAGCGCCGTCCAGATGGCGTCACGGTCGAGGAGCATCGCGCCGACGACGGTCTGCTCGGCAACCTGGTCGTACTGCTGCACGTCATCCACGGCGGCTCACCGCCTCGATCCACTCGACGTCGCCCTCGTGCTCGTCGAACTCCTCGACGGTGACGCCGTGCGCCGCGCACCATGCGGCCTTCTGCTCCGCCATCAGCTCCGCGGTCGCGTCGACGCCGTACCGCGTTGTCGGCGTTGCGAGCTTCAGCACGTCCGCCGGCATCACCCAGCGGTGCTCCTCGCGGTAGTGCTGCTGCACCGCCTCGAGCGCGTCCTCGTAGTCGAGGTGCCCGATCAGCTGGTGCCACGCACGCGCGGACAGCTCGTTGAGGGTCCGGCCGTCAACGCCCTGAGCCCAGAGCAGCAGCTGCGCCGCTTCCGAGACCTGCATGTGCTTCCTCCTCTCGCAACCGGGCGACGAGCGCCAGCCCTTCGTTCAGTCGTTCCTGCCCGCGACCGTTCCTCGGCCTCGGGAGATCGTCGTTCCACCGCTCCTGGTTCAGCCACGGCAGCAACCCCGGGACGAACTGCTCATCCCAGCCGCCGACCTTGTACGCCGCGCCATGGGCCTTGACCGCCAGGACGAGGTCCTCGAGAGCGATCCGCTTCGACTCCACGAGCCGCTCGAACTTCTCGCGCGCCGGCTTCTTCTTGTCGTGCTTCGGCCAGGCCATCCAGGCCACCTCGAAGCCCTCGCTCACGCGCGCGTTGGACGGGTTCTGGACGGTTTCTTCTCCGTAGGAGAAGAGGGACGGTTTGTGTGCAACAGGTTGCACGTCGTGAGTACGCGATCTCGCACCCCGTGACGCGTCAGATTGCACGTCGTTCGAGGACGGGGTGCAGGTTCTGCCTGCCGTCATCACCACGTCGTAGACCACCGGACGACGGTCCGCGCGGAAGTGCGACACCAGGTCCTGGTCGCCCTTCCGGATCAGCCCGGACTCCTCGAGCGCGCGCAGGTGAGACGCCACCGACCGGACCGAGCATCGTGCCCGCTCCCCGATCCACTCACGCGACGGGTACGCCGCCGTGCCGTCGTCGTGCGCGCGGTCCGCGAGGGCGAGCAGCACCAGAAGGTGCGACTGCTGCGTCACCGGCGCTTCGTACAGCACCCACGTGATCACCTTCAGACTCATCGCCGCACCGCCTTCCCGACGGCCTCGCGGACCTCGAACCCGGGCTGCCAGAACCCGAGTGCGCCGCTCGCTGGGATCGGCTCGTCGAAGCAGACCGGGTTGCTCAGCACCCAGTGGAACAGGGGTCCGTCGGGGATGTGGTTGCCGAGCGCGTCCTCCGTGCCCGGTCGGAACCCGCCCCCCATGAAGCACGAGTGGCGCTCGCACAGGGCCGCGGAGTGCGACCCGACGATGTCGACGGAACCGACGATCGCCGAGAGCGGCAGGTCCGCGTACACGTCTCGGACTTCCGCGAAGTGGTCGTGTACCACGGCTCCGGCGTGCACCAGCACGGTGCCCCGCATGTACGTGGTCCGTGTCCGGTTCTCGACGCGCTTCTCCCCGAGCACGATGCGGCTCGCGTACGGCTGCCTGATCGTGATCGCCTTCATCGGTCCTGCTCCTCTCGTTCATCCATCTCGCCCGCCTCGATGCGGGTCCTCATGCCCTCGGCCATCGCCGCGAGTAACGTGTTCTGGTGGCTCTCCCACCGCGCCAGGTGCGCCAGCACCGCGGCCCTGCTCAGTGCGCTCACACGGGCCTCCACGGGATCGGGGACTGGGGCGGCTCGCCGCACTGCCGGCACTTCAGCCCTTGACGCGCGTTCCGCTCCTCGAGCACCTGCCGGTGGTAGCTGCAGACGTACGTCGGCACAGGTGTGCTCGAACCACCAGGCCGCGGCGTGCTCGCACGTCCTTGCGACGCACTCGTGGTCATCGCCGAAGGCCTCCTCGAGCACGACCACCTCGACACCGGTCGTCTCCATTACGTCCACGACGCCACCGCCGGGAACACGGACACCACCTGGCCGTCGTCGCGCAGCAGGACCAGCCCGTGCACCGCGTGCCGCACCTCGGTGAGCTCCGGATCGGCGTGCCCGCTGATCTTGATGCCCCGCTCGACCGCCTCCGCCTGCCAGGCCGGATCCGTCTCGATCAGCCCGTTGATGTCGGACTCGAGCCACACCAGGTTCGACAGCCGGTGCAGCGACGGCCGCCCGCCCATGCCCCGGCCCGCGCGATGCTGCGGGACGAGCGTGTCGCCCTCGTTGCCAGTCCACGCGCTCCGGCGACCGTCACGCGCCTCCAACGCTGTGAGGAGGGCCTTCGGGGTCTGCGAGCTCACGAGGTCACCCCGCGATCCCGCCTCGGCCGGCCCGAGAACAGCGCAGGAAGGTCCATCTCGCCCCGCCAGTACGAGACCGTCGAGCGAGGGATCTCCAGCTCCAGACCGATCGCGACATCCGACAGCCCGCGACCGTGGGCTTCACGGATCGCGTCAAGGTCCTCGTCGCTGATCCGCCGTTGCGGCTTCCTTTCCGGATTCTGCGTCGGAGCGCCTGCCAGCTGCCGGCGCACGCACTCCCGCACCAGGGACGAGATGGTCGTGTGATGCTGCCGTGCGAGAGCTGACAGTGCCCGGTACTGCGCACTCGTCAACTCCGTGCGGACCGGCACGTTCAACTCGCTCACGCTGCCTCACCGCCCCACACGAGGGGGTTGGCGACGACAGGGGTCGTGTGTACGTTGAGCCTCACAACGACGCCCAAGGGGGAACCATGGCCAGCAGCTACGTCACGATCGACGGAATCCGATACGAGGGAGAGGCCCTGCCTACCTCGCAGGTCTACCTCGCGGCCCGCGGCATCATCGACGCCGGCGAAACCGAGCAGATCGTCATCGAGGGCACCGCTCCGAACGGCAACGCCTCGCGCACCGTGATCTTGATCACGCCGCACACGAGCGTGCACCAGACCATCGTGCAGGATCCCCTCGATCAGTTCAGCGCGGACATCATCAACGAGCTGCCGGGTAACGTGCAGCAGATCGTCGAGCGGTACTCGGGAGAACGCCCGGACGAGGGCTGACCCGCTCACGGCTTGACCTCGACGACGACCAGCGAGTCCACCGTCACCAGCTGCCGCACACCGATCGAACTTGACGGCCGCATCACGACCGACGTGATCGGCTTGCCCTTCAGACCCAGATCGTGCGACACCGACAGGACCATGCCCTGCCGCTCGTCGTCGAGCCCGTGCTTCGGGACGACGACCGTCTTCCCGAGCGCATCCGACCCCAAGTCGCCCGCGTAGCAGCGGCGCTCGTCAGCCATCAGAGCACCCCCGCTTCCCGCAGCTTCGACTCGGCGAGGGACACCCGCTGGAACTCCGCTGCGTCGCCGCCGTGATCCGGATGCGTGACTGCCTGAGCCCGCCGCAGAGCGCGACGAGCGGCGCCGTCGACCACAGTCATCTCGGAGACACCGAGACCGACGAAGCCGCCAAGGAACGCGAGCGCAGCAGCGACCGAGTCGAACCCCGCAGGTGCGGCCGTCGCCTCGATCTCGAGGAACCCGCGGTACTGCTCACCGCGCCGCGTCACCCCGTACCGGTCCACCTTCCGCAGCGCCTCGAGCGCCAGCGCGATCGCCCGGAGGTTGTCCTCCCACACCGTGAACGTGTCGCACGGGTACGACAGGTGCCCGTGCTTCGTGTCCATCGACAGGATCACGCCCGGGTGCTCAGCACGAGCATCCGCACGCGGTCGACCATCAAGGCGGAACGACCCCGCCGGGATCGCGACGAGCATCTCCGCCGACAACTGATGCGCCCGCGTCTCCGCGAGCTCGTACAGCTCCCGATCGAGCGTCTTCAGCGTCGCCGTCAGCGACGCTCGGAACGGGGACACCCGCCGCGACTGCGCGGGCGTCATCGTCCCCGGCCACTCCCGAATGGGACCGACCTTCATGTCCTCAGGCCATGCACTCATGACCGCCTCCTACCTCTGCTCCGGGACGTGCCCGTGAGCCTGAAACTGATCCGCCGCGCGCATGTCCGCACGGTCGGTCCTGTGGTTGTCGCCCGCCGCAGCGAACGTGTCGAGCAGCTTCCGCAGCCACTGCTCCCGCTTCTCCGCGACAAGCAGCTCGAGGAGCAAGCGGTGGCCGTCGTCCGACGCCTCCGCCATCTGCTGCGCCAGCGCACGCGACGTCTTGTGCGCCGCGACCTCCTCGACCGTCACCCGCGCGATGTGGTGCTCGTACTTCGCCTTCGACGTCGCGTACCGCTCCCCCGCCTCGCGGAGGAACTGCGCGACCTCGAACCGCATCGCGATGAGCTGCGCCCCGTACGAGCCGCCGAGGGTCCGCCCCACGGCGTTCACGAGGGCGACGTGCAGCGGGTCCGTGCGGTCCGGTCGGTGGATGCCGACCGACGCGAGCACGCGCTGGATCCGTGGATCGAGGCCCGGCTCGTCGATGACCTCGCCCGTGCCGGCATCCACCGCGCTCACCGGTCCCGCTCCTCGAACGGTGCGAACGTCGGCGCCTCGGACACGAACCACTTCACGTGAGCGTCCCCGCTGACCGGCTGCCGACGGAGCTCGCGCTGTGCGTGGAAGTCGCCGCCGTGCCACTCCTCGACGAACATGCGCACGTCGTGGGTGCCGAGCGTCTCGTCCAGCATCTCCAGGTGCTCCTGCGCCGTCTTCTTCGCGTCGGCGAGATCCGTGAACGCAGCGACGTTCTCCGTCTGCAACGACGACGCTGAGTAGCCCGTCACGATGTGGACTGCCGTCGCGCTCATCGGCGGTACCCGCTCATGCCATCGTTGTCCTGTTCGACCTCGGCACCCTCGAGCACCCCGTCGACCGTCTCCACGTCGTCCTCCGGCTGCGGCACCGGCTGCGTCGCCCAGTCCGTGACCGGCTCCTCCGACGGCTGCTGCTCCGCCCACTTCGGTTCCGGCTCCATCGGCTTCTCCGCCTCAGCGAGAGCAGCGAGCCGCGCCGCGATCGCCGCACCGAGCTCCGTTGACCGCTCCGGCTTCGCGATCCGCCGCCACAGTGCGTTCGCCTCGTCCTTCGACGTGACCTTCGCCGCCTCCGCGAACCAGTCCGTCGCCGCCGCCTGCTGCTCCTGCACGAGCGCCGGCTGCGCGGCAGGAGCCTGCTCCGGAGCCTTCTGCGGACGGTCCGCCTGCGCCATCTCCTCGGACGAGTACAGGCCCGAGAGGTCCTGCGGGAACGCCTTGCGGAGCGCCAGCATCTCGGCGACCTTCGCGAGCATGAGGTCCGGCATCTTCCCCCACATGGAGGAGACGCGCTTCTCGCCCGTCTTCCGGTTGTTCTCCCACACGTCGTCGTAGACCGCGTACGAGTCCCACCGGGCGACGACCCGCATCGCGTCACGGTGCCCACGGCGGTACACACCGACCCGAGCGAACTCCGGGTGCGGGCGCTCCTCCGTCGCCGTCCACGCGATCGACCACGTAGCGCCGTCGTTCGACCACTCCGGGTCGGTCTGGCCCTCGTACTCGCCGGTCCGCTCGGCAACGAGCCGAGCACCGTCGATCGACACCTGCGTCTGCCACTTCCCGGCTCGACGGATTGCGTAGATCTGCCGCGCGATTGGGTCGAGCCCGGTGCGGCGGCAGTGGAGCAGGAACGCCTCCACGACCGGCCGCTCGGCGAGCATCTTCGGCCCGCCGCGCCGCTCGCTGTAGACGAGGCCCGCGGCCTCCACGAGGGCGGACTCCGCCGGCGTCCACTGCGTCGAGTCTCCCGACTGCGGGAGCGCCACCACTGCGTTCGTCATCAGAAGTCCAGCCCTTCGTCGATCGCAGCCGCCGTCGACTGCTCCTTCTTCACCCACGGCAGCCGCACGGCCGTGAAGCCGCGCGAGATCGACGCCCGCATGTAGCCCGGCTCGATGAGGCCCGCCGAGGCCAGCGCGTACATGAGCGTCTGCCACGCGGCATCTGGGATCTCCTTGTCCACGTAGAAGTGGAAGTGCCCCTCCGTGCTCGACGGAATCAGCTGCGCCGGCAGGTCGAGATCGATGATCAGCTTGTGCGTCTCACCGACCACGACGCCCGGCTGGTCGACGAGCGAGGTGATGACCTGCGCCTTCTCGACGTCGTCGGTGGCGAAGCGGCCGGTCGCCGCGTCGTACGTGTCCATGTCCTGGACCGTCTGGTAGATCTGCCCCGGCATGGGGCTCTCGTGCTGCTCGCTCACGCGGCCTTCTCCTTCTCCTGCTTCGTCTGCTTCGCCGTGGTCACCCGCAGCGCCGCCTTCTTCACCACGACGCGCTCCACGCCCGCCTCGACGACGAACGCCGTCTCGTGGGCCGCCACAGCGCGCGCCTCCACCTCGAGCGCCTCAACCGCCTGCGACGCGTCGTCCTGCGCTCGCTCGAGCCGCGCATACAGCTCCGGGTTCGCCGCCCGCGCAGCCGCGACGTCCGTCACGTACGTCTGCTTCGTCTCGACGATCGCCGGGGAGAACGACACCCTCGTGAGCGCCGTCTCCTGCAGCACCGGCTCCCCCGCATCGACGCGTTCGAGGATCGCGGCCCAGCTCGACGACTTGAGCGCAGCGCCGGCCTTCTCCTCGTCGAGGCCGCGGAGGTAGTTCACGGCCAGCGTGTCCATCTCCTCGTCGATCACCGGCCCCTCACCAGCACGGGCAGCCACCAGCGCCGCGTCGAGCCGCTCGAGGAAGTGATCCGCGAGGACCACGAGCTCGGCGAACAGGTCGTCGTCGAACGACACCCACGCCGTCGGGACGAACAAGTCCAGCGGCTCCGGCTCCGGGTACTGGCCGCCGCGGTCCTGCCAGTCGCCGTCGTGCTGCTCCCACGCGTACAGGGACCGCCACGCCTCGATCACACCGCAGACCCACGTCTGCTGGATGTCGTAGCCCTTCTTCCGGTACGCGTCCGTCTCCGGCGCGATGTCCGCACCCGACGTCTTGATCTCCGCCACCTCGAGGCGACCGTCGTCGCCGACGCGGATCCCGTCCGGAGAGGCGAGGTACCGCGGGTTCGCCGCCGAGCGGAACACCCGTGACTCCGGCAGCATCCCGAACTGCTCCTCAAGCTGCGCCGCGATGACCGGCTCCCGAGTGTTGCCCCACGCGGTGAACTTGTTCCCGCCGAACCCGCCCGTCGCGGCCGCCTCGATCCCCTCCGGCGACGTCGCGAGCAGGAACGGCAGCTTCTCCGCGATCAACTGCTCCACGGTCTTGCCCGGGTAGCCGCGCGCCTTCAGGTACAGGTCACGGATCTCCGTCGCCGTCACGCCGTGCGCGCGCTCGTTCAGCCACGCCGGCCGGTTCTTGTCCGACGCTCCGGCTCGAGCGAGCAGCTCGGCGGGCAGAGTCACAGTCGCGGTGCTCACGCGTCACCGCCGATCGGGTCCTGCAGCGCCTCGGCGATCGTGCTGCCGATCTCCTGCTCCGTGACCTCGTCGTCGCCCTTCTCCTCATCGAAGATCCCGAGCGTCTCGTTCCCCTTCCGCACCTGGTACGCCGACTGCTGCAGCTGCTGCGCCGCCGCGATCCCGTCACCCGCCATCGGCTCGATGTGCACGGCCTTCACCAGCGTCGACGACCCGTCCGCGTTGTCGCGGTGCTCGATGACCTCGTACGTGACGATCGCCGTCACCTTGTGCCCCAGCTGCGCCTGCGCCAGCGCACCGTCGACGTCCACCTCCTGCAGGCCGTCCCGGGTCTCCTCGAGCTTCCGCTTCATGATCTGCACGCTCATCGCGTCGTTCCTTCCTCGTTGATGTACCTGCCGACGCGCACCAGCACGCCCGCCTCCGCGGCGTAGACCTTCTCCGCCACGGCCTTGACCACCTGCCCGTCGTCGCCCCACACCGCTGCATCGGTGAGCGAGTCGAGGACGGAGCGCAGGAGTTTGTCCGTGTCCGGCTTCACGTGCGGCATCTCGCGACGCACGCTCGGCGGCCGGACGAACTGGAACGTCACGACGACGACCAGCGGCTCATCGCGGATCGCGATGCTCGTCCGAGCGGCCTCAGCCGCCTTCGTCACCGCCGCCCGCCACGGCTTCAGCGCGTCCTTGTTCGCGTCGACGATCACCGCACGCTTCCCGACGACGAACGCCTTCTTCGAGCCCTGCGGGATCGGCGTGCCGGGCACGAAGAACCGCATGACCTCCGCCACGGTCACGAGTCGCACCGCAAGTGCAGGAAGGTCCACCGCAGCGGCACGATGCCCGCCGTCCGACAACCCGCACACGCCTGCACCGTCTGCACCTCAGCGACCGGCGCCGCGTGCTCATCGCAGAGCAGCGTCGTCATCCCGCACTTGTTGCAGCGGATCCCCCACTCAGACGGCTTCGCACACCGCTCGACGATCCCCGGCGCCCGCGGCGTCCGCTTCTCGCACTGCGGGTAGTCCGCGATGGCCGCCCGCAGGTGCTCGGGCATCTCGACCGGCATCACGACAGCTCCTCGTTCAGCAGGCCGAGCGCGTCGAGCATCAAATCCGAGTCCGCGCAGTGAGCACGCACTGTCGCGATCGCCAGGTCCACCGTCGACAGGGCGAGCCCAGTCGGACGCGGGTCCTCAGTGCGGAGGTCCTCCGGCGCCACATGCAGGCCGCTCATCGGTCCTGCTCCGGCGTCGTCGCCATCCGGATGCAACCGAGCGCCCAGAAGCCGATGATCGCGACCCACTGACCTCCCGCCGCCGGAGCCTCGGCGAACCAGGCCACAAGAGCGATCACGCAGCCCGCGACGAACCACGGCATGCCACGAGCGACGACACGGCGACGCCGCTCCTGGTCGGTCTCCGGCCGGCGCACGAGCTGCACCCACCGATCGGCCGGGTAGCCGACGACGCGCTTCTCGCCCCAGACGTTCCAGAGGGTGAGCTGCACGCCGCCGTCGACCTCGACGATCGAATGAACCCGCCACATGCCGCCGTCCTCCTCGAGGACGACGTCATCGCTGACGAGCTGGTGGGCCCGCCGCAGACCGGCGACAGGCATGGGGGTAGTACGGAACATGGGTCGTTGCCCTTCGAGAGATGTGATCCCGCCGGGAGTCGGAAGCCCGGCGGCAGAAGATCAGAGGTGGGTCAGGCGGTCCGGGATCGGGCCGCGGCGATCGGGGTGACGTTCGGCTGGCGGTGAGCGCAGAGCGTGCCCCGCATCCAGGCGTCGAGGCACGTGTCCTCGATCCGCCACGACGCGTTCACGGAGCGCTGCTCACCGTGGAGCTCACCGGCCCGGCAGGCGTCCGCGACAGTGCGGGGGTGCCGGCGCGAGATCTCCGCAGCCTCGCGGACGGTGAGCCACTGCATCAGGCCACCAGGCCCGTCGGCTGCTCGACCGATACGAGGCCCGCGGTCGCTCCGAGGCGGTCGACGTAGAAGAGCGAGTCGAGCGCCACGGACGGGAACGCGAGCTTGATGCGGGCGATGACGCGGCTGGACGGTTCGGTCCGGCCGCTGGTGATGCGGTAGAGGGTCGCTGCGTCGATGCCGAGCAGCTTCGCGAACTCGGTGTTCGAGTCCAGCTCGTGCGCCCGGCGCAGCTCGTTGAGCTTGTCGAGGTTCAGCATCAGCATCGGAGGCTGTGCGTTGGTGGATGCGCTGTGCATGGCAGGAACAGTACGTCGACTCGTGCACGGAAGCAACGACCGTGCGTGCATCGAATACGGCGTGTCGCACTCGATCCGCTTATCCGCAGGGTTGTTTTCTCGAATAGTCATTGCACGCATGCACGATTTCGGATAGCGTCAGTGCCCGTGCAGAACGAACACTCCTGGGCCGACTACGTCCGAGCGCTCCACCCGAACCAGTCCGAGGTGAGCCGAAGCGCCGGCATCGCACCCAGCACCGTCAGCCGCTGGATCTCCGGATCCACACCCGAAGCTGCACAGGTCATCGCCGTAGCCCGAGCCTTCGACGAGAGCCCCATCTACGCGCTCGTCGTCGCCGGGTACCTCACCGCACCCGAAGCCGGCGCCGGCGTCACCACCCCGCGCGGCCTACAGCTCCGCGGCTTCACCGAACTCGAGCTCGCGCAGGAACTCGTGCGCCGCATCGAAGCCGGTGAGACCGAGCACGATGAGGAACCCATCTCGAACGTCACTCACCTCGGCGATGTCAGCGGTCGCCCCCAGGATGCCGACGAGCTGTCACCCCTGGAACAGCTCCCGTTCGCAGCGAAGTCGACGGCGACGGAAGTCGAGGAGGACGACCACACCCCATGACGGATCAGTACGACCCACGAGCGCACGCAGCGGAGCTGGGCGTGCCCATCATCGACCACCCGCTGCGCGCCGACCTCGCCCGGTACATCCCGTCGCTCCACGCGATCCTCGCGCGCCCCCGCATGCGCGCGTCGCTCGACCGATCCGTCATCGCTCACGAGATCGTCCACGCGGAACGTCGCGAGTGCCAGACCGGCGTCCCGATCCTCGACCTCCGCATGGAGCGCAACGCCGACACCACCGCGTCGCTCCGCCTCATCGGCGAGGAACAACTCATCGACCTCATGCAGTGGTCCCCCGACCCCGGCCGGTGGGCCGTCGAGCTCAGCGTCACCGCCGACATCCTCGAAGCCCGCATCGCGCACCTGCGACGGCACCGACTCAGAGAGGCCGGCTGATGGCCTGGACCGAACAACGCGCCTCCGGCCGGTGGCAGGGCCTCTACCGGCTGCCCGACGGCTCCCGCCGATCCGCCGGAACCTTCCCCCACAAGAAGGCCGCCATGAACGCCGCGGCCGCCGCCGAGCAGGAAGCCGCGCAGCTCGGCTGGCGGGACCCCCGAGCCGGCGCTCGCACATGGGCCGACTGGGTCGCCGAGTGGTGGCCGACCCGCCCCGTGGAGCCATCGACGCTGCTCCGAGACGAGTCACGGCGGACGAAGCACCTCGACGGCAAGTGGGGTGCAGTACCCCTCGTCGACATCACGCGGCACGACGTGAAGGCGTGGGCCGCCGACCTGCTCACATCCGGGATGGCGCCAGCCACCGTGCAGCGCTGCGTCGCGCTGCTCTCGGCCTCCCTCGTCGCCGCCGTCGACGCCGAGATCATCACCGCGAACCCTGCTGCGCGACTCCGCCTCGCGAACGCCGACAACACCCGCGAGCGGTACCTCACGAAGGACGAAGCGTTCCGGCTCCTCGACGAGATCCCCGAGGGCGTCTACCGCGCGATGGCCGCCATGCTCTTCGGGACCGGGTTGCGATGGGGCGAAGCCGCCGGAGCGACGGTGCAGCGCCTCGACAGCGACGCCGGCGTGTTCCGCGTCGCTGAGACATGGGACGACAAGCTGAAGCAGCCGAAGGCGTACCCGAAGGGCCGCCGCCGGCGCAGCGTGCCGGTCCCTGACTGGACGCTCGACTACCTTGAGCCGATCACGATTGCGCGCCGCGGCGGGTTCATCTTCCTCAGCGCCGACGGCACGCCCCTCGACCACCACAACTACCGACGTCGGATCTGGATCCCCGCGGTGAAGCGCGCCGGACTCGACGACGTGCACCTGCACGACGCCCGCCACACCTACGCGTCATGGCTGATCCAGGAGGGTGTCCCGCTCGAGGAGGTCGGGAAGCTCCTCGGCCATGTGTCGCCGCTCACCACTCGTCGGTACGCGCACCTCGCAGACACCCCGAGCGCATCCGTGCTCAGCGCCCTGAGCCGACCGGAACGGGGGGCAGACGGGGGGCAGGACGACACTCCGACGCACTCCAATGTGCTCCAGTTCCGGCAGCGCCGGACCGGCTGACTTCCGCGCCAGTACAGGGAAGTAGCCGATTGACTCCAATCGCCTCCACCGCACACCGATCCAGCTCGACGCACTTTTAATCCGAGGGTCGTGGGTTCGAGCCCCACGGGGCCCACCCGTTCCCGAACACCGGCTTTTCATCCGAGGGTCGTGGGTTCGAGCCCCACGGGGCCCACCCTTCGTCTCCCCGCGATCGGCT